ACAAAATTTATTGTTGATGCCGCTGTTGATAATGCTGAACCTTCATCTTGTACTGTTAATGAACTGCCACCTGACTGTGCTACCCAATCATAATCTGTACCTGTCCAACTTAATACCTGCCCATTAGTTGCTGTACTAGTGTTTAGGTGTGTATCAGTATCTGCATTTGTGTAACCTGCATTTGATACCCAAGCATAATCTGAACCATTCCAACTTAATACATAACCCGAAGTTGGATTTGATTGATTCAAGTGTACATTAATTGATGCATTAAGATCTGTAATTCCATAACCACCTATTGTTGTTGGCTTGCCTGTTAGTGAAGCAAACGATTGTGCCGGTACTGACGTTATGTATCCTGCTGATGCATGGTTACCCCATGCGTATGCATCATCCCAGTTTGTATTGTTATAACCTGATGGTGTTGCTGAATCAACTTTCCATTTAAATGAAGTAGTTGAATGATCATAATATAAAATTTTTCCATTGTCACCTGCTACTACGGTATCAACGTCTCCTAATGCAGTTAAACTTGCCGCCGATATTCTGGCATCTGCTCTTGCATCAGTAAAGTATAAGTTTGCACCTTCTGTTAAATCTGCTGTTGTTGCCGCGGCTATACGTGCATCTGCTCTGGCATTTGTAAAGTAAAGGTTAGTTGAACCTTCTGTAATTTCATCTGTGTTATCTTTTGTTGTTATTGCCGCATTAACAAATGATTGTGTTGCATATGAATTTGTTGATAGGTATGTTGCTACTCTACCATCTGTATAAAATAAATTTGTTGAACCTTCTGCAATATTATCTGTAGATGGTTGAACAAATTCAATTCCATCTTCAGCTGATTTAACTCTTAAGAATTGATTACCTTCTCCTACATAAGTACCAGGAACATCATTTAAACCTAATAACGTTGTTACGCCACCACCAACTTGTATACCACCTGTTGTAACTGTACCAGGTTGCCATTCACTAGCACTTGAATTATAAACAAGTACCTGTCCATTTGATGCCTGTGTTGGACTAACATTTGATAGTGCTTCAATCTGTGTTGTTGTAACACCAGTTGCACCTGATATAACTGTACCGTCTGTAATTGTACCATGATCAGTTACAGGAAGTAAAGAGTCGTTAAGCATTGAAGCAAATTGGAAATTTCCTGTGCTATTATTATATGTTAAAACTTTTCCATCATCACCAGCACTAACTGAGTTTACGTCAGTTAATGACGTCATACTCATTGTACTAATTTTTGTTGCTACTCTACTATCTGTGTAATATAAGTTTGTCGAACCTTCTGACACATCGTCAGTTGATTTTGTTGCTAATCGATTGTCAACTCTTGTGTCTGTGTAAAATAAATTTGATGACCCTTCAATTAAACTATCTGTTGAAACTGATTTTAATTCTACTTTTGCATTTGCTTCGTTCCAATATAAGACTTTTCCGTCATTGGCATTTACCCATAATGTTCTATCAAACGTATCTCTAAATGTTTTATAATCTGTAAAGTTAGCGTCAAGTTCTGAAAATGTTAACGCCGATCCTTTATCTGCTCTTAATGTTAATGCCATACTAAATTCCTATATCAAATTCACCCAAGCACCGTTTTCGTAACCTTGGAACTTATTATCAGTTGTGTTGTAAATTACTTCTCCGTTTGAAACACCAGCCAACGCATCTCTAGCCGTTGTTGTATAATTTCCAAATGTTATTCTTGCGTCATTATCCAAAAGAGATCTAATTCTTGCATCTGCTAAAGCATTTGAAAAATATAAATTGCCGGTACCTTCAATTAAATTATCCGTAGTTTTACCGGCCAATAAGGTATCGAATTGTGTTGAAAAATCTGTTATATCTGATGCTGTTAAAGATTTTACTCTTACGGCATTTGCAGTATTATCCCAATATAATACTTTACCATCGTTCGACAACGAATAGTCAACTGTATTATATAATGCTTTAAACGTTTCGTAATCAGTAAAATTACCATCTAACTCTACGTGAGTTAATGCTGATCCTTTAACTAGTCTTTTTGTAATTGCCATTTTCTCTACCCTATTCCTTAATATTTATCATTCCGCATAATCTATATCTACATACGTATCATCAACGTAATCAATTAAATTTTCGTTATTTGTTAAGTAATTTGCCTGTGCTGTAGTACTTTGTAGTAATGATAATCCTGTACTATTCCAGAAACCTCTGTTATTACCATTTGGTATAACTTTTGTGCCGCTGTACACGTCAACAGTATCAGCATGTGATTGCACAGTTGTGCCGTGTGTTCCACGCACAATATCACTTAATACATTGCCAGTTATTTTACTGTATTCAATTCTTTCAGATCCTATCCATATCACACCTGGTTTATTAGTTACGTTATCATCTACTTCACTTGCCATTTGTTTAGGTTGTGGTAATTTAGTAGCATCAGTAACTGTAATTGTATTTGATGCTTTTGTTATTGCACCATTTAATGTAGTGTGATCATCAGTTGAACTTGTTGTTCCGTCATCGATGAATTTATCTCTTAAGTACTCAACCCTACCATATGGTGAATAGTGAATTTTATATTGTGAATAATCACCTGAACCTGTGTAGTTTGGTGCTGAGCCAGTTACTCCGTCATATGTTTTGACTGTAATCATTAATGATTCTCTTGGTGTTACTGGTAATAGCTCTTCTGGATATGCATCATGATCTGGTCTTGCAAAACCTGCCGAGTCAAGTTGTGATTTAACCAGTATCCATTTTTCAGCATCATAATCTGATTTAAATGTTGATGATGATGTATGTTCAACATTTGTAAAGTAAATTCTATCGTTTATCAAATCCCAACGTGAAGTTTGTAATGTTGTTTCATTTGTTAAATTTTTGTGTGTTACATTTGCAACATAAACTTTGTTATTGTCTTTAACAATATCACCAACTGTATAACTTGTTGATGCTGACCATGGTGCAATATGTGTTAAGTCGTCGTTTCTTACGAAAGTGTTTGCAGTGTATGTTATACCAGACTCCCAGTGATTAGACATCTTAACAAATTTTGATTCGTACCAATTTTGTGTTGCATCAGGATCGTAACCAATTTCTGGATTTGTACTTAATGCTTCCATATCCCAATCTAAACTATCCCAGGCAAAGTTAGTTAACTCTTGACCAATTCTATCTCTATTAACTTTAAATCCAATTGGCTGTACATCTAAATCTTTGTAGAACCCAATCTTGTCGGCAAGTGTAGTTACAAATGAACTTACTGAGTCTGCATTAGCAGTATCAACATTTGCTAATTCAGATGCATAAAAATATTTTCCTAATCTATCAACATGTGTTGATGTTGGCTCAGTTACTTTTAACTGATTAATTTTTGCAACATCTGTTGCTTCTGTTGTCGGTTCAAAATTAGTGTGTTGCCATTTACCATTTTGTACATCAGTTACAAAACTACTAGAAGCAGTATGTGCCTGTGTAGCCTGCCAGTAACCACCATTGTATTTTACATTTGTTCCAACGGAATAAGTTTGTGATGAATTCCAATTACTAATAACATTTGTTGAAGGTGACACCAATGTAATTGATGTGCTTACTCTATCAAATGACATTTTAGTTTTAACTTTTGGTGTTGGATTAGTTGTACCAGTACCATTTGTGTTGATATTGTAATCTGTTGTAGTTGTAAAATCACTCATTGCCATATTTGCATTTTCTCTCAAAGGAGATTTCTTACTTAAAAAGTTTCTAATTTTTGCACGGTATGGTTTTACTTCTTCAATATATGTTCTAACATCATTAAACGGATCTTTTTCAAAAGATGATTTTTGTGATAATGCTGTGTCTTGTTGTATAACATTTAAGTAAGTTGATTTAAATAACCAATCAACGTGTTGCTGTTCACTGATTACATATCTAATTAATGCAAATAATAATTCATTTTGATATTTTAAATTTTGACTTATTAATACATTGTCTTTTAATGTTTTTATGTATGCACGAAGTTCAGTAGCAAGTGCTGTTGAGTCTGCTTCAGTATATACTGTTGTTTTTAATTTTGCTGTTGCAGTTTGTAAGCCTACCCTTACTAATGATAGATTACCACTGTCGTAAATTGTTGTTGTGCCTGCAAGATAATCAGCATCACAATATTTCCATAATTCCCATTTTGAATTATAACCAAAATTAACTTTAATAATTTCGTCTTGAGCCAGTACCGATTTATCTATGTCAGCATAATAATCAACTATACGATCAATAACTGTGTCGTCGTTGAACGATGTATTATAATACCAATTTGTTTTTTCATGGTACACTGACGTTGTTAATGTATTATCCCAACCTGCATGGTTTACATCTAAGTTGATAGAAGTTGTAATTTTATTTAAAACTTCAAATAAAATTTTTCTTGCGTTCTTAGAATTTTTAAACCAGCTCTGTCTTGGTCTTACTTTTGATCCATATCTATCATTTGCTGACAATGACATATCCGGAACAGTATTTCCAAGTATATCAAAACCAACTGCACTATCAACCATTTTATTCCAAATTTGATCTTGAATTGGTGCATCTGGATAGTTTTCTTTGATCAATAGCCATTGTGCGTGTTTAGAATTTGTTTTATCTTTTGAACGTTTTCTATAATTTAATTGTAAAACAGTATTTTCTTTTGTAGTAAAGTCTAGTACATTTGCAACTGAAATTGAATTTTGTGATATCGGTGCAAAATAGTTTAAGCCTTGCGTGATCGGAGATGTAATAACATTTGATACTGTAGCAGTATCATTTATTCTTCCTTCTAAAGCAGGAACTGTTGTAACATTTTTAACCCAATAATAATATGTTGTTGTTTGTGCTAACGTTGATGGGTTTGTTTCAACTTTTGTAACATAATTGGTTGTTGACTTAACTGTACCTGTTCCGGCATAATTTGCTGGAGATACATTTGATTCTACCCACTCATATATGTCAATTGTTGCATTTGGAAATAATCTACCCCAGTTTGATCTACGATATCTGTTATCATGTGATTCATAATCAATATATCTTACTGTTGATAAATCCCACCATACTTGGCCAACGTATTCTTCCATCCATGGTTTGCTTGTACTAATCTGAGTAGTATCACTGTGGTTATTATAAATTGCAGGATCCACTTCTGATTTGTATTCTATTTCTTTATCTGCTTGTGGAGGTAATATGCCTTTTGCAGGATCGTATGGTACAAGTGTTAGGTTAACTTTGTTTGTTCTGTCATCGTACAAGACTGCTTTTTCAAATTGTTTAGTATCAACTTTGTCTTTTTGTCTACGTTTTGTGCTTTCAAAATATGCTGAAGTTGTTTGAGTAGCGTCATCATAATCAACACCACTATGTAGAATCCATTGCTTGTTTCCGTATGTGTTAAGTGTTAATGCAAGTGTTTCGTTTCCACGTATTGAATTATATTTTGATATGATTGAAGCATTTGCTGTAAATCTGTAAACACCCCAATAGCCAGTGTAGTCATCATCTAACCAAACCAAATCACCTTCTTGCCAAACATTTGGATCAGTAAATGTATTTGATAAAAAGTTTGTCAGTGTTGTTTTAATGTCAGTTGTAACATAATTTTTATCAGTAGTCAGTCCGCTGTTTAATCTTACGTCTTTCCAATCTAATAATTTAATTCCTGTGCTGTTAATATTTGTGTTGTCAGGTGCTGTAACAAATTCTGGTGTACCGTCTGCTTTGGTAATTGAATATTGTTTTGATTTATAATTTAATGTTAATGTTACTGCACCAGTTGTTGCCGAAGATACCGAAACGTTTGCTCTAACAGTAATATTTGCATTATCTGTTATTGTTCCGCCTGCTGTAATATTTGATGAAGCAACTGATTGTAAATTAGCAGTTGGCACTGTATACAATGTTGTTGCAGTTGCTCCATCCCATGATTCAACTACTACTGTTGGCGCTGTGCCATCAAATGCAGTTGTCACGTTTGCAGTTAGTTCATCTAAGGCATGAACTTTTGATAAACCTGTGTTGAAGTCAATTATGAAATTTGCTTTTGTATCTTTTACAACAATTTGTCCTGTTGCAGTCGATGTTGTACCAGATGCAAATCCTTGATTACCTGTTCCTGCTGGAACAGTAATTGCTGTTATAACTCCTGCTGATGTTGTTATTCCAGAATTTATACTAAATGCTGTTGCACCAGTTGAGTCGATTACTGTAATTGATGGTGCTTGATAATTCAATCCACCGCTAGTGATTACGAAGTCTAGTATTTCACCAAATCTTCCACTAGTTCCAGATCCTGTAAATGTAAATGAAGGATCGCTATAATCAACGTTTACTTTTTTAGTAATTCCGTTTTCATCAGTAACAGTTATTCCTGTTGGTGCCGCAGAGTAATTTGATCCACCGTTGTTAAGTGTAAGTTGGTTACCACCTGTGGTACCACTTAATGCACCTGTGAAAACAATCTTCGGTGATGTGTATCCGTTACCACCATTAGTAACTGTGATCGCTGTAACTTGCCCTGCAACTAATGTTGCTGTGGCTTCTGCACCAGTTCCATTTGGATCAACAATTTTTACAGTAGGTGTGCTTGTATATCCACTACCTGCCGCTGTTACTGTAATTGCTGAAACAACTCCCGATGTTAATGTAACCGAAGCAGTGGCATCTTGACCGTCATTAATTTTGTTAACAGTCATGTTTGCTCCAGTACCTGTTGTACCAGTAAATGTTATAATATCTCCTTGTGCAAATCCATCACCACCTGATGATACTGTTACAGTATCAACTGACCCTGCAATATTACCAACTGCCAGTGAAGCACCTGATCCAGCCACGTTTGCAAATGGTATAGTAACTGTTGGTGCTGTTTCTGTTGTTGGAATTAATTTTAAAACATGTGTTCCCCATACAGTAGGATCCATCAGCAAGTTTCCACTGCCGTCATATGTTTTATGTAATATTAATTTGCTTTCTGTCGAACTGTTTGGCAACCCTGTTCCGGTTACAGTAACTTGCATTGCTGTGTTGGCATCACCATTTGAAATTACATTATCAATGCTTACACCAGAATCATATAGTTTATATGCATTCCAATCTTTTCCACCAACTGTATCTTTTGCTACCCAGACAGTGCTACCAATTGTAACATTACCTGTTTGTGTTCCGTACAAATTATCTAGTGCAGTTGTATCATATGCTTTATATGTTGTATCATCTAAGTGTACATAACCAGCAGTTGGAATTATAGATTGTTCTGTTGTTGTTGGCCATAAGTTTGCAAGTGTTTTTTCACCTGTTGGTTTTTTCAACCAACGTGTAGTATCATCGATATCAATAGTAATAACGTCATCAGTTAAACTATCATAGCCTGTTGTTGCAACACCATCTGTTGGTAATATGAATTCAAACATTAAAGGATCTGAAATAATGTCTTGTGCTTTTAATCTTAATTCAAGTTGTTGATTAAAATTAGTCGATCCAAATTCTCCAACTTTAAATGCCCATTCTTCATATGTGTCAAACGTTTGATCTGTACTTACTGTCGTTGAACGTAATAATCTGTCAATAGCATTTGTTGTACCTTTTTGTTTAATCATACCTTGGTATAATTTAACTTGATTTGATTCCGATACTCCTAAATTATTTAAATAATCTCTTTTTTGATAACCTATAACATGTAATGCCGCATCTCTAAAATTAGTTCCTACAGTAGATGCATCTATATCATAATAACTGGCACTGTCAGCAACTGTTTTTTCAAAGTTATTAATTAAACTTGTTCCACTTACAATGAATCCTTCTGCTTGTAATTTACCTGTCCATCCTAAAGTTTTAACTGTTGACAATCTTACTCTTGGTTGTCTTTGTGCTAACAATGTATTATAAATTGTATCATTGAACATAGTTTTATTGTTTAGAGTAATTGCATGTTCAGTTTCTTTAATAAACAATCTTAAACCATATATTCCAATTCCTTGCTTATGAGAAATTGTTACAATATCATCATCTCGAACAACATTCATTTGTTCTGCATCTAGTCCAAATCCTTCTTTGTTTAATGCACTGTATGATCCATTAATAATATTTTTTAAACTTTGTACCACACCAGTTGCTGGTTTAAATTGTAAAGTTGATGCTGACGGACTTAACGTTATGTAATCTCCGTTTTGCCATTTACCTAAACTCCAGAACAAATATTCTTTTGCCGAATATGACCAATCTAATGTTTCACCAATATCAGAATTATGTGTATCAAACATCCAACCTTGTGTTTTCAACCATTCACCATAACCAGCGATGACATCATATACTTCTTGTCTAGTTTTAAATACTGCACCATAATTAACAAGAACTGTTTGACTATAATCATACTGAAGATAATGTTCTACTTCTGTACCACCTTGCTGTGGAAGTTTTTTAATTTCTTTCCAAAATTTCAAATTTGGAGATGTATCATCTGAAGTAGCCTGATGCGGTATTGTACATTGATAAAATTTTGATTCATGATTTACAACTTCATCTTTATGATACATTAATCCTGGGGTATATCCTCCAGGGCTAATATCCTTACCTCCTACACGTACAGTTCTTGATGAACTATTTGTAAGCGGTTTAAAAGTTGTAAAGTATGGATTGGTTATGTCATAACCATAAAGTTTAAACCCGTTTGATGTGTTCTGTACAATGATTGCACTATATGCCGCTTCTTGTACACTTGAACCTGTATATAAATTAACAGTAATATCTTCAGGTGGAATAATAATACTAGTACTTTGACTTGTAGAATCATATGCTTCCGATTCTACTTGTAATTTAGTAGAGTCAATAAATCCTGCACATCTATACATCAAGTTTGCTTGTATGTTTCGTATAACATTACCAAATGCAGTATTAACTTGGTTTCCTTTGTCGACAACATAATCTGATATAAAGTTTTGTACACCAGATCTAGAATATCTTATATTGTTAGAATCAGTTTCTGTGTGTACGTAGTAATCTACGTTGTTTGGTCTTTTACCTGTGGATGTATCAATAGTTTGATTTATATCACTTTTTGATGACTCTATATCTTGCACGTTCCATAACTGTTCAATATATAATCCAGGATTGGTTAAGTATAATAATCTCTGTATAGCATATGGATATACTAATGAAGTATAAAATGCATGTTCAACCGGAGCACCATCACCGTAATCCCAATCTGCTTGTGATACCGACTCTGCAGGTTCAGATGATATTATTCCAATTTGTAAAGGACTTAATAAATTAGCATTTGCATCAACAGGAACATAATTTGAAAAGCCTGGTTTCTTGTATACATTGTTTGCATTCAAATAAGATTGATTTGAGTAATTTTCTCTTTCGCCTGCTCTTATGATTCCTTGCTCGATATCAGAAATTAGTTGAGTTCTAATCGATGGAGTCGTCCATGTATAATATTGATCCCACCATACTGGCTTTTGTGAAAAACCTAGCATTTCCCATGGATGAGTATGCGGACGGTCAGTGCCATAGTACCAACGATATATTCCTCTCCAGTGTCCTGGCAATGAATTACCATCTTGATCTTTTAATGTCGAATAATTTAAAACTCTCCAGTCAATGTTAATTGTAGTTGTACTTCTTCCTGCTGAACTTATTTTTCCTAAAAGTATTTCATTAACCAAAAATCTATCAGTAACATTATCAAGTGTGATTGTGTTTGTATCATCACTTACTGATGTTACTATTCCTCTTGATCCAGATGTTGTACCAAATACTTCCTCGCCAACTTGAAATTTTTGTTTAGTAGCAGTTGGTAAATATCCTGCTTCTACATAATTTGTAACTACATAGTTAGAGTTTGGAGATAAAGTAATTGTTACTGCGTAACCGGTATTTTCTTGATAGTTAACAGCATTTTCATTTGCCCATCTAGAAAATATAGGTCTTAAAAGTCTTGTAACTTCATCGCGTGACCAAGAAGTTGAATTAAATTTATTTGGTATAATTTGATTATATTCAAACAAAGGTAACTTGTCTTGCTGAGATATCACGTGATACATAGAATTATAAATTCTTTTTTCTAGTTCAAGCAATGCTGTATCTCTCATGTCGTTGTATTTTAAAACTAAAGATCCATCATGACACTGCACAAAGTTTCTAGTTCCAGATGTGTAAGTAGTATCATCAGTTAATTCCATTGGTCTGTAAATTCTACCAATACCCAATGATGCCGGAGTAGGTGGTATCCATGTAGGTTGATAACTGTCATAATATCTTAATGTAATAACATCACCTAATTGTGGTTTCTGATTTGGTGTTCCGAGAAAAACTATTTTCGTACCATTTGTTCCAGTACTAATAATGTAATCATGATTTGATGTTAACTGCACATTGTTTTTATAAACGTATAATGCTTTAGTTTTATAATCAACATCAGGATTAAAACTGCTTGAAATATCTAAGCCAGGTTCATTGTTGAATACTGTTTGCGTGATATTATTTAAACTTATCAACGTGCTTTGCGAACCCCATGTGTAGTTAGTTGTATTAATGGTATAAGATTCAGAAGTAAATCTATCACCACTTGCAACCATGTTAGAATAAGCAAATGAATCTGTTGCTAATTTACTAACATTAATATTAGATAATGCACGGTCAACTATTTGTGCTGTGTTTAATGAACTAACTTCTTGAGAATTTTGTATATTGTTTACTGCATTTAAAAACTTCAATTGAAATTCTTGATATCTATTTTTAACAAACTCTAATGATTCAGGAACATCTAAATCACTATTGTTCATTATTGCCATTGATTTTAACAATGGAGCATCGTGTTGTAATATTACAGAACCTAAACTTAAATCTTCTTTTGTATCTCTATAATTATTGTTACCGCTTACTGTACCAGTAAACCCTAATTGATTTTGTATAATAGATTTAAAGTGTTGAAACAATTCACTATATGTTGTTGTACCGATGTCATCATTGGATGCATTGTTTTCTAAGTTTTTTGGTATTTCATAATAGTTTGATGACTGTAAAGGTTTTTTACTGTTTGTAGCATAAAACATTTTAATAAAATCTTCAGCAACAAGATCTTTAGCAAAGTTTAGTATAACACTATCAGTTGTTGTATAATCTTCACCAAATTTTAATTTTGTACCATTTTTAAAAATTTCCATATCAAGTACAGAAGTCGGAATGGCTTCTAATACAATAGGTGTTGTTATGTTTCTATTACTTACAACATGTTCTTGAATTAATCTTTGAGAAAGTTTTTTAGTTGGATCAATTACCCATTCGTTTGCATATTTAATTTCTTCAGCGGCCGCCAAAGTAGTTATTGGATTATCAACAATAACAAACTTACCACCCATCTTATTATGATTACCACAATGGTAATATAATGTGTCTGGAGCATTTGAAGGAACTTTAAATTTTAATGTTGTTGTTGATCCACCATAATGTGATCTTGATCCTGAAACTCCACCTGTGTATTCTCCTGTGTATGCACCTTGTGACCAAACAGTTCCTGTTGAAATATAAAACGGATGATTGGCACCAGAGTAACCTGTCGATGATGATTCTGGAGAACTAAACTTGAAGTTATATGTGTTACCTCTAACTAGAATTAATGAAGGTGTTTGCTTTCCGTCTATGTAGTATCTGTTTCCAGATCCATTGTTGTTGGGATTGACATTAACTTCATAATCAACAATTTTATCAATTGTTTCTGGATATGTAAATTGTTTATAATATTTGTATCCTGTAATTGTGTTGCTACCATACGAGTATGTGTCTTCATTTAAAAAATTACAATATTGTATATCACTACGGTCAACACCTGCTGAATATGATAACGGAAAACCTAATTCTGTATCATTTATTCCTGTGCCTTCTTTGTAACCAAATATTTTCGATCCAACAAAATCTGATGAGCTATATATTGAACTATCACTCAATAACACTTTGTTGTTGTCATATAGATTATACAATGGTGCTTGATTTGATTTTGTTTTTTGTTGTGCTTGATTCCAATTGTATCCATCATAGTACCATTCAGTACCTTTGTAGGTGTTACCTTTTTCAATATAAACTTTGTCGTTTGATTCTAATGATGTTGTTACCTGTGTTAACTTAATGCTCGAACCAACTCCTGATACTTTCCAAACAGATGCTCCAATACTAAATGTTGAACTAGATACGTCCCAACCAAGGTCACCACCCGTGTTACCACCGCCACCAGTGCTGGCATCACCATCAATATCTTGGTCCCACAATGTAGTTCCATCCCATGGTACATAATCATCTTGACTAGAAGCATTTATGAATAAAATAGTATCTCTGTTTTGAATAGTTCTTCCGTCAATGTTAATAGTTGTTCTACCTTCTATTTGTGTTTTAGTTAATGTTGGTTCAATAACTGTAACGTCTAGTAAATGTTTTTTACCGTAATCGTATAATTCAATATCACGTTTAAATTCTATAATTGGTCTTGTTGCACGTCTCGATGATGAACGTTGAAATGCTGTCGATGACGTTGCTTGTGATACATCAAAGTTTGTAATGTCCCATGCATCGTTATCCCATGCTTGTTCTGTTTCTGTATTAACTGTTGTAACTGGATAACTGTCTAATGTGTCCTTGTGTACCCACCCGTTTGATTTTGACCAAAGGTTACCATCTGTTGCACCTCGTTGCACAGTTATATAATCTTTATTAGCCGCTATCGAATCGTTAACATTTCTTAATGTCCTTGTATCAACTAGTTTAATTTCTTTGCCTACTCCTTCAATAAAATATGTTATTGACTTCTGAGTATGCGTTGCTGTTATGGCTCCACTTGCACCGCCTGATGTTGTGATTGTTACAGTACCTGGAGTATCACCATCATCTAAAAATGATTCAGTAATCTCAACTGATGTAATTTCACCACTACCTCCAACTGCTGTAATTTTACCTATGGCCTTACCTGCAATAACAATTGCATCATTTACTGCATAACCAGTGCCGGCAGTTGTGATTGATAAAGAATCGTTTGTGTAATAAAATTGAAATGTTGTTCCGTTTATATAAGAACCTTCAAATCTAATATGTAAACCATTTGTAAAAATTGTGCCATCTGGTGCTGTGTATGTTTTTTGCCCGATGACGTCATTTGGTAAAGTTATTGATGCTGATGTTGTACCATCTACAGGTTTTGACGGAAGCGAACTAAATGTTCCGCCAGTTTCTGTTGATAAACTATCTGCAAAAGGATACCAATAGTAGTTTGCATAATTTAAAAACTTGTCCATATCAATTGGTGGAGCATATGAATAATATGATGACTCAAATAATCTAGATTGTTCGTCAGTAATTCCTCCATCAAATCTAAGTTTGTTTATTATATCATTGTATGTTGTTTGATAACTGATATTTTGAGTATCTGCATTTCTTACTACAGTTGTTGGTTCAAGTTGATAATAAGTTCTGTCAACTGAAGGTTCACCTATATAGGAATCTTTATTAGAATTAAAAATTCTACCCTGTCTTTGTCCAACGAATCCAATTTCATATTGACTGTTTTCATTTTTAAACCATTGATCAAATGTAGAATCAAAAAAGTTTTTTAACTTTGTTGATTGTAAAACATATGGAAGTTGTTTAGATGCAATAAATTGCTCAGCCATTGTTTACGACCCCTTTTTTAAATTCTGATCAGTAAATGAATTAATAATTTCAATGTTGTCAACTGTTGCTGTTGAATAAAATAATTCGTTTGGATCAGATGTAATTTCAAATAAATCACCAAATATAGATTCTGCATCAGCACCAACAATAACTACTGAACTAATTTGTGTTGATAGTTGATTGTGTATGTATGCACATAATTCCGTATAGTAAAAACTTTCACCGTAATCCCAGTTTGCAATATCAAAGAAAGTTTTGATTGCTGATAGCACTCTTGCTTTAATTTCATTATCTGTTATTGTTGCACCTTGTGCCTTAACAACTTTGAATGTTCCTTGCAATGTAATGTCTGCTGTTGAACCAAATAGTTTTTTAAATCTTGCTGGTGTATAAATTAATTGATCACCAATTGCTTTGTATGAATTTAATGCTGACGCAAACAAAGTGTTTAGCTCTTCAACACTTGGTTCTATTGGAAACAAGTCTGCTGATTGATTATTTGCTGTCCAAGTCAAGACATTGTCATAATAGTTACTAGTCATTACAATTAATTCTACTACATTTGAAATACTAGGATCAATTCTTTGATCTCTTGGAGCAGTGTGCTTCCATTGGAAGAATAACGGATTAGTAACACCGCTTGATGTAATAGATGATCTACCAATGTTTGCTCTATAAATTACTGAATTAATTGTTGCTGTATATTCTCCTTGTGAACCCGTCGTTGTTACAAGTGTACCATTGTTATAAAACTTTTTATCAGTTGTCAAAAATTCAATACCAGAACTAGTTAATGCTGATACAACTTTTGCTGTTGAAGATAATCTATAATATGTGTACCCATCAAACTCAACATAACTTTCAAAAGTAATATAATTTTTTGCATCAACAGTATCTTGAATTAAATCATCAATCGATAATGGATAATCCGGTGTTCCATCCTCGTCATTATCAAATGGAGAAATTTTAACTTTGCGATCATCAACGTAACCATCTTGTTCTGTAAAACTATCTACTACTGCTAATTTAATCGTGTCTGGTAATTTACCTCCTAATGAGTGAGGTGTAACTGTAACTGTTGGTGGAGAAGTATAACCACTACCACCTGCTATGATTGTAATGTTTACAATCGATCCGTTGAATATTGTTGCAACTACAGAAGCCCCTGTTCCATTACCTCCTGAAAAATTAATAATCGGTGCGTTGGTATAATCAGAGCCTGTTCTGTTGCTGTATGTTATTGCCGCATTGTTAAATGAATTTAAAAATCCTGTTACTATTCCATTAGCAAGTGCTGTTGGATAAACACTTAACGCACCCGATGATGACCCAGATAATGTATCACCTGATGTTTGAGCACTAAATGATCCACTAACATCTGTTAATTGAATTGTTGCTGTGCCTACAGCACCAACTTTTACTTTTCCTGTTGCACCTGTGTTTGCTTGAGTAATAGTTTCTCCTAGTTGTACTGTTACTGATCCACTAATACTAAGATCTAAATCAATGGTTGCTTTAACTGTTGCGCCAGCACCTTTTTCAATCTGTGTGTTGACATCTGGTAAAATATCAATTCTGTCTTGAACACTTAAACCAGTTTTTGTATCTAATGTTTTATAATCTTTAATGTAAAAGAATCTAACGTCATCTGTTGATTGGAATACATAATCTAAGCCTCTTGCTGTCAATGTAAATTTAGCATTTGTGTTTGCACCTTTTTCTGTAAATGTAGATTTAATTAACCAACTTGCGTCATTGTTGGTTCCTGGTGCACCGCCACCTATACTATTATTTTTACTAGTAAACTCACTTGACGTGTCAATGTCGTTGTTACTAATTAGATACCATTCTTCCTTTTTGGTAGATGCATTATAAAAGTTATAACCTAAACCAAATGTTGCTAAGGTTGTAGATGATGATGTTAACTGTGCTAAAATGTTTGCACGTTCTGTTGCATTAAATTGTGTTCTAAAATGTGGTAATACTGTTCTTGCAAGATATCCTGCTGGTATCGAGTCGCTTAAAAAAACTGGACCTGTTGTTAGTGATGTTGGATCTCCGTTTGCTGTAACACTCTTAACTGTTGCCCAAATTGTTTTTGTTGGGTTAGTAAAGTCATCTACAAATTCAATTTTAGAACCTTTTCTAATATAACCGTGTCTATTAGTTGATGGATCTGTAGAAACTTTTCTTGTTGTTGATGTGTTTTCAGTTGTAAAGTATCCGTAGAAACTAGAAGTTGCTGTTGGCATTGTTCTCCATATAGCAGAATCATTACCTGTGCCTTCAAATCTAAATGTTCCTACCCCAGTAGTTAAATTACTTTCAACATCTTTTTTGTAAGTATCAAAATAAAAGTTTTGCATCTGAACTTGTTGAATCATTTTTTCCATATCGTCAACAACGTTTTCATATGAACTATTATCTAAAACCGATATTGTGCTTTCTGATGTGTTTGGAGATTTATATGCCATACCGTCTTCTCCAATACAGTTTACATTTGCAACTGTACCAGTTGGGTCTTGTATATCAATAAATCTTGAATGTCCTGCATGTGTTTTATTAATTGCTTTTATCTTTTGTATTCCTTCTACTTTTGTAACAGGAAATACATTATAATCTTCAGCAGTGATCATTCTGTCTTGTGTATAATATGCTTGTGCTGAGTTTCCTTTAATTGCACTTGATGACTCTCTTGGTTGTGAATTTGTAATAGTATAATTTAAACTAAATGCCATTGTTAAATCAAAATTTTGATTTGCTTTGTTTACATAACCAAATGCAATACCTTTGTTTTGAATATCTGTTGATTGTATTGCTTCACCTTGCGACTTACTAGATCTATACCAAATTCTATATAAGCCTACAGGTATGTTACCAAATTGTCCATCTGAAAACTGTATTGTAACTTGATCGTTTAATCTTGTTTTTACATCAAATATATTTCTTTCACTTAATGCTAAACTGTTGTATATAATATTTTGTCCGGATAATGCTGGAACATTTTTCCATGTTGATTCAACAAGACCGTTTTGATCAATTTCTTGTACCCACACATCTGTATTATTAATGTTTGGTGTATCGATATTAACTGTTCTATTTTGTACAGGTTGATCAAAGTTAAAATCTTGATAATCAATTGCTCCTTCTTTCATATACATAAAGAATCCAGTTCCGTTACTAGCAAAACCTTTTCCGTCGTTTTTATAAATTACATTAAACGAGTTTAATGGATTTGGATTGGCTTCTTCAATAAATCCTGCTGTGTTAAATGAAGCAGGAACAATTTCAAATGTATAGTTTTCGTTGTTTACTTTTGATGTAAACGGATAAGCAACTTGTACACCTTTAACATTATTAAAATGATAAAGATCGTGATTTAAAGATTGTATTGCTTGTGATTGAACCGGCTTACCAAATTGATTAGATGAATCTAATGATGTGTTTAAAACTGTAATGAATTGCTCGTACCAATTTGGATTGTTTGGATCATTCCAACGAACTTCAACACTACTTAAATTATTACCTTGGCTATCTGTTATGGGCTCGTTTGTTTTTATTGCTGTTAATTTTACAAGTCCACGTGCTGGATAATTACGTTTTGGTTTGTAACTCAACATGTTTGCAAGTTTTAAAATTGAATCTCTTCTCGAAGCTGTGTCAACAAAATTTTCTCTAGCATTTAAGTCTACCCTAAATGATAAACTTTGACCAAGATATGCCAATAAGTCTATGATAGCAATAAATTCAGATGAGTTAATGTAATCATTAAATTCTTCTGGATAGTTTCTTTGAATATAATTTAACATTGACACTCTGATAGTATCAAAGTCATATGATCTAAAATCTGCGTCTTGGAAACTTCTATAAATTACTTTCCAGTCTTCTGCCGCAAACAAATTTGATTGTCTAACTAATTGTCCCATTAGTATCCTCCGCCTCCGCCGGAACCACCGCCGCCACCACTACTACTTGATCCACTGCTTGACCCACCTGTACCGGATTGTAATCCGCCACTGTTGCCAGACATGCCACCTGCTGATTGATTTACATTAAATTCAACCATCATTTGTGCGACCATGTTTTGTGGTAATATGTTTATTTTTAAATTTATAATTACACCTGCTTCGAAGCCACTAATGTCTGCTTCTAATAATTCTACTCTTGGATCTTGTTCTACAATTTGTTTTGCATCATCAAGCATGATTTCTTTAGTTTGCTCATCCAAAGGCTCGTAAAGGTAATCCCATATAATGCTACCAAACTCTGGCATCATCACACGTTCACCCCTAGCAGTCATAAAATGGTTATAGATATCTTGTTTAATTATGTCAGCATCATACAATACACCATTTCGAGCATTTGGATTATTTGAAGCAAAACCACGATAGATACGTGGAGTAACATAGTTACTCTCTGGGGAACTCACTGTAGAAGCTGGAGAGATTACACGTGATTGGTTCCCTATTGATCCATTATAATTAGTCGGTGTATTAAGTGCCATAATTTTCCTTTAACTGCTGTGTTATTAATATTTATGTACAAAGATAACTGCGTACATAATAATAGATCAATTATTAAACATAAATAACTTTGTTATGAAAATTAAAGAAATAGACGAAACATTTAGTGGATCAATTGCTACTAGTATGGGAAACGGAAATGGTTTTCAATCTGGTGGTATTGGCATGATTGCCCGTAAAAAGAAAAAAGCAAAAACTGAGGACGCACAGATAGGT